AATAATCAACTCTTGGATGTTGTTTTCGATTTCCTCAGTGACAGTGCCACCAAGCAAACCAACCGTGTTCAGGGAAGCCAGAGCCGTGAAAACCTCCAACGCCGAAGCGTTGTAGTTCAACGGAACCGTCTGCGCCCCTTCGAGGTTTAACCGCCAAGTACCCCCGGTTGCACCGCCCAGAAGCTCCACAGTCTGCTTCTCATCGGTGTTAGGGGCACGCCACACAGTCACATCACCGCGAGCGATACCCGCCAACGCAACCAGGGCATCCTCAACCTGCTTCGCATCAGCGTTATAGCCAATCGGCATGGTGGTTTCACCGTTGAAGTTCAACGTGAAAGTTCCCCCTGTGGGTCTGCCGTCAACGAAGAACTCTTGGACTTCTTCAGTCCTAAGACCCCCAATGAGGCTGGGCAACTTCAAACGCCGGTTGGCGTTCTCATCGTCCTGCCACGAATAGTCAGGCAACGTCCAGATGCTTGCCTGCGACTTCGGGGCACCCAACCACGGGATACCGGGAATGTAAGGCTCCGCAGGCTTCTCGGTCGAACCGGGCACCGTCCACTTCGGAAAGATGATCTGGTCTGTCGGATTTAGCCCGCCGTAACAACCGCCGCAGTCAACCTCAATCCACAAGGTTTCCTTCGGCAACTCTTTTTGCGGCCAAGGCCACGGCAACTGCAACTCGTTAGGATCAAACCGTGTGTCCTCCTGGGTTACAGCGGAGTACACCACATCGTCCTCATGCCAAAACGGGTCCAAAGCAACACACGCCATAACCGTGCGGTTAATACCATGCAAGTTAGGGTCAGTGAACATGTTGACTTCAGGAGACTCGGCCATACGAACATTCAAGTACCGGGTGCCTGATTCCTCGGTGGTGATGTAAAGCTTGCAGTCCTGGTTGTAGGCCCAAGCCTTACGCCACTCCGACTCCCTCGACAACCAGGAATCAGTTCGCCCATGCAGAATCTCCACACCAAACAGAATGTCGCGCTTCAAAATGCGGTGATTCAGATACCTGGCACCGGGCCAGTTGCCCGGTTCCTCGTACATGCACTTCACAGGTGGGTCATAAAGTCCGGACACGTCGGTGGCAAGGTACACACCCTGTTCCCCCGCACCGGGGCCGGCAAGGGTCCACCAGGACCCGTCAACCCCTTCGAGTTCAACAACCGTTTTCTGCATTACCGCCCTACTCGCGCTTGGCCCTGCCTGCGCTGCAACGTCTGCTGCGCCGACAAAGCGGTGTCCATGTTTGCCACCTGGAAGATGAACTGCGAACCCTGCTCCAACAGTTGCGGGATCGCACCGTTACCCGAAATGCCAAGATCGGACATGAACTGCTGCCCAGTCGCTTTAGCAAAGTTCGAGGGAAGGTCAACAACCTTCTTACCGATATCCTTGTAAAGCTGGTCAATCTTCCCGCCGGTACTCTCAGCCTCGGCACCGTACTTCTCGGCCTGCGTCAACTTGTCCTTCTGCAAACCAAGCTGCAACTTATCGTTCTTGATCTGCTCCAACTGCGCCTTGATAGCGGCCTGATCCGCACCAGCCTGACCCTTAGAAAGTTCCAACGTCTTACGTTGAATCTCCAAGTCCAGAAGCTTCTCGTCCAGCAGCTTGCGCTGCGCCTTGGAATCATCCACAGACAAAGCACTGATCGTGTCAGGGATAGCCGCTGAGTCCATCGACTGCTTAAAATCAGTGGCGCTAGAAGCCACAGACTTCATCTGGCTCTCAACCGCAGACATACCGGAAGTGACACCCGTAGCGTCCACACCCAAACCGATGCCGAAGACCTCTTTCATAGCCTCCATGATTGCTTTCGCAATCGTTTTGACTGTGGCGTACACGTCCTCTGCACCGTCTTCGAGGCCGGTGTTCAAGCCCTCCATCAACGCTTTACCGTTAGGGATAAGCACCTTCTTGTCATAGGTGATCGGACCCTTGTTTGCGGCGATCCACCCTGCGATACCGCCGACGAAGCCTTTGACCGCTTCCCACCCGGCCCTGATGCCTGAAAGCAAACCGTCCATCAAAGCTTTACCCGCAGCGATAAGAATGGTGGAGAAACCTGAACAAGCCGCAGAAATCTTCGGACCCAAACCCTGAAACCAGTTAACAGCCTCTCCCACAAAATTGCCTATAGCAGCCAGCACAGTAGAAATCATGCCCGCAAACGCACTGACAACCCCAGAAGCCATTTCAGCGACCTTGGCAACAATGTTGGCAGCCAACCCCGCAAAGACAGCAATAACCTCCAATACGAAAGCAACCACCCTCGCAAGAATGTTAATCAGAGGCGCGAAAGCGACAACCAACCGAAGGACAGCCGCAGCGACCTGGAAGAACGCAGGGATCAACGGAATCAACGCCTGAACGATCTGCAAAAGCGCCGGAATTAACTGCACAATCGAAGGCAGGAGTTGAATAAACGCCTGAGCCACCTGAGGTAGTGCTATCGCTAGCCCCTGAGATACCGCAGACGCAATAGCTACAAACGCGGCAGTAAGCTGAGGCATAACAGGTGCCAACGCTGTAACAGCCGCCAGCAACACCGTGCCCAAAGTTTGAGCCACCTGAGTCAGAATCGGGGCTAGTGCGGTGACAGCCGTGGTCAAAACAGGCCCCAACGTATTGGCTATCGCCGTCAAAGCGGGGGCCAGGGCTGCCACAGCCGTAGACAAAGTTTGACCCAAAACAGTAGCCAACTGTGTGAAGATCGGCATAAGTGCGCTAATCACAGGCGTTAAAGCCGCAAAGCCAGGTGCCAAAGCGGAACCCAAAGACCCGATAGTGTTCGCCAACCCAGCGGATAACGCTGTTAGTGCCGGCATAGCCCCAGTTAACAGATCACCGAAGCCCATGAACATGTTTTGCAGGGCAGGACCCAACTGGATCATAGACTGCAAACCGGACTCGAACAGCCTGTTGAAAAGATCGAAGAACCCTGTCAGGGTTTGCGCCATGCCCTGCATAGCGCCCTCGAATACCCCGTTTGAGGTAACGCGGGCAACAACTTCGTTGAACCCTGTTGCGAAAGACTGCAAAGGGGCCAGCAAAGTGCCAAAAGCCTGCGCCCCCGAAGCTCCCAAGGTCAGAAATGCGCTTGTCCAGGTGGCAATAACAGGTTGCATCCCTGTGAAGAAATTGCCGATACCCTCAAGTATGGTGCTGATCTTCGCTATACCCGCAGAAGAAGCAACAACCCCCGTGAAGCCCTGGAACATGTCTGCAAGACCGCCAGCGACTTGCTGCATCCCCGAAGTAAGGGCCGGGAACACAGACCTCAACTGGTCAAAGATCGGGGTCAATCGGGCCTCGAAAGTCTCCGAAACCGCAGACTTCAACGCCTCAAACTCGGGGGTCAGAGTGCTTGCAGCCTTCTTGATGCCGTCCAATCCCAAAGCCACCGCCGCAACGCCAGCACCAATCATCATCAGAAGCGAAGGAAGCCCCGCCAAAAGGCCCGCCACTAAACCAACGGCAGGGGCCATAAGGGTGAAGATCGCAATGGCAATCCAAGCGCTTTGACGCAAATGTATAATTGAACTCGCGGCACCCCTGGCAGCCGCACCCATGCCGACAATGCTTTTCGTCAACCTAGCAACAGCGCCGCTCTTTTCACCGTCAGCATCCCCACCAGAATCAGTGCTGGTGTTGACTTTGAGGTTCCGGAGCTTGCTGAAAGCCGCACGAATACTCGAAGTGGCTTTATCCAGGCTGCCCTGGTCAACATCAACACCCACAGGGACATTAACATCAGCCAGTTCAACCTGTAACTTGAGCTTGGCGATAAGACCCTTGATGCGCTTGATTGCGCCTTGCTCGTCAGGTTCAACTTTCGGTTTGAAAACCTCTTTGAAAAGTTTACTGAACTCGTTACGAACAAAACCTTTTTGAAGTTTCTCGATAAGCGCATCTGCGGCAACACTAGCTGATTTAGCATCATCAGCAGCCTTTTCAAGCCCCTGAACTTTAAACTTGAGGTCCAAGTCCATTTCAGTGAACTTGTTGATCGCCTTCATTGAACGCTGAACAGCCCCGGCGTTATCAAGATTCAAAAGTTGGGAATCACGGCCCCGCTCATAAACCTCGCGGTAAAACTCGTCAACCTGCCGGCGAAGATCAGTCAGGGTGTCATCATCAAGCTTCGGCTTAATCTGCTTTAGAAGCTCCTTGAAAGCCTTCTCATCACCCTTCAGGTCCTTCCGAAGTTCCTCCCCGCCAACGGTCAACGGGATGTTAGCCTCGAACTCCCCGATCATTCGGGAGAACTTGTTCAAATACCGGTTCTTGAACCGGTCGATGGAACTCTCGGCCTCGTCGGTGTTAGCACCAACCTTGACCTTAGTCTCAAGACCCTCAGCAGCCTCATCAACACTCTTTTTGAACTGCTCGGTGTTGGTGTCCCCAAGGACCTCGGCGGTAACCGTCTGGCCGCTCAGAGAATCCTGAACCTTACCCTTGAACTGCTTCAGCGACTTCTCATGCGGCACAACTTTGATCTTGTGTTCAAAGCCAGCCATCTCCGCTTTAAGGTCCTTTTTGACCTTCTTACGGAACCCAGTGATATCGGGAACAACCCGAACACTGACCCGGCCAATCTCATTGCCCGAAGCGCCACCCATAGGCCCAGTCATCAGCCAACCTTCCGTTTAGCCGCACCCAACTTCTGCGCGGCAATAAAAGCAAATGAACCCGGCCCATGCTTCTTACGACGAACCGTATTATCAGGAATCGGAAAAGGCTCAGGCGGCTTCGGCCTAGACTTAGAATGAGCCGCAACATACGTGTACTGAAGACCCCGCAAAGCATTAACGATAGCGACAGTCGCATACAGACCCGAATCCCAACCCCGAAACTGCGGCCCGCCCCGGCGCTCCGCATTAAAACGCGAACCCTCAGGCAAACCACGAATCAAAGTCAACAAATACAGGGGAGTCAAACCAGACCCAGGAACCAAAATGTTCCTGAGGTCCACGTCATAAAACTCCAACAGGTCAGCAGCAAGCTGCTCGCCGTAATCGTCAATTAGCTCTGCGAGTCCCCGGCTTCCCCCGCCTGAGTTTTATCCATCCAGTTAGAAAACACCCGAAGGGTCAAAGCCAGATCGTCCTCAATCTGCTCCACCAACACCTTCGCCAAACCCTCTTTATCAGCCACCAAAGGAAGGATATGCAAGGCGATCTGCGCGGACTTCTCCGTAGCAGACAAACCCCCACCCTCATCCTCATCAGCGGCACGCTGAATCTCAGCCATCTCATCCAGCAGCGAATAAACCTCATCCCGGTTCTTGCGCGGAACCCGCAGCAGATTCTTCAGGGTGAGAGTCTTACCATCAACCTCAATTTGGAACGGGGCGAACTCCCGCTCAATTTCTTCACGCATAGCGTCAAGAGTGAAAATGTTCGACATAGCGGACCTCTTTCAAAGTTTATAGGCGGGCCTGTTACATTGGCGGGCAGGCGGGGGGAGTAGGTAGGCCCGCCAAGACACCTACTCCCCCCGGTCAAACAGAGCGGATCAGACCGTAAACAGGTCCTCGTTGATCCACTCAAACTTATTCGCGGAACCATACTTCAGGAAAGTTGCCCGAACCGGAAGCATGGCGAACTCATCAACCGACAACTGCACAGAATCATCACGCCGGATCGACGCCTTCGGCGCATAGAAACCAATCTTGGTTTCCCCGTCCTGAATGATAATGAACAGCGCCTTCTCCAGCGGAACAGCAGTTCCACCCGACACACCGAAAACACCCGGTGTCTTCGACGCATTCTTCCCGTAGTAAAGCTCAAAAGACGGGATATCGAATTGCGCCAGCATAATGGTCAGGTAATCCGCAATCGGCTCGGTAACAACCTCGCGCAGCGACTCATTCTGCCAAGTGCCACGAACCTCGGTGTCACCGCCATCGAAGCCAAATTCTGGTAAATCTTCGCGGGATGTGTGACCCAGGCTAGTCCAACCATTCGGGGCCGAAACAACGGCGCTATCAACGGTCACGCTGACCGGCTCAAGCTTCGAGTTAACGGTCACCGCAATGTTCTCGCCGGCAAGCTCACCGATGAAGGACACCACGAAACCGTCCTCAAGGAACCCGCCACCGGTCACCTTGACGTTGCCCGCACCGACCTCGGAGATGTTCTCCAACGCCTGCTGAACCTCAGCGGAACCAGCGTCGAACGGCAGATCAAGGGTGGTGCCCGAAGGTGCATCTGCAACCGGTTCCTCAGCCGCAACAGCCTTAGAGGTCTTGCTCTTGGCTGCCTTCGGGTCAGGGGTGGCCGTAGGCGGCTCAACACCAGTCGCCTCAAGGGTGCTGGCACCCTCGCTCGGAACCTTAGCCGGAATGGTCTGCACAGCCTCCTTCGGAGCGACAGTGCCCTCACCCACGGTCAGGCTGAACGTGCCGCCAGTCGGAACCGCACTGGCCTTCAGCGAACCCGCAGACGAACCGAACGATTCCGGATCAATCGACTCAAGGGCCGAAGGCGACGGGCGGGGGGTGCCGGGATCAGCGACGTAAACGTAGCCAATCGCAGCAGTCAAAACTGCTTTGTCATTTTGTGACATGGATATCTCCTGGTTTAGTCAATTGTTTGGGGTGGACGCACCCCAAGCTGAATCAGCCCTTGAACTCGCCAGGAGTCCATAAAAAGGCTAGAGAACTGGGTTGCACCCATAGTCTCGAAAATAGAATGCAAATACCCGGCAGGTGTTTGCTTTTGAAGCCTCACAGCCTCATACAGCGCCTCAAGCGCCGTTTCATACAGCTTCTCCGTTTCGATCAAACCCTCAATGCTAAAGCAGGTCATCTCAATAACGGGCAGCCCTAATTGCGTCGGTCTACGGCTATGCCGCCTGCCGCCGATCCTACGAATGTTCACAATAGGGAACGAACGATAGTCGATATCCTCAACCCAGGAACCCACCTTCACAGTCGAAGGTAAAGCGTCCCGAAGTAAAGGAATCACAACAGCTTGGACGCGGGGAATAGCTGACATGCGTCCTCCTAAGCTAGACCGGCAGCCCTATGTAAAATGTAAAGCCCGTCAGGGGCTTTTGTGTCTGTGCCCTCGAATACGCCGGAAGGCTCATGGCCGTACTCCAAAGCAATCGGGTTAGGGGCGTGTAAGGAAACGAACCAGTCGGTAGTCGAATCCTTAGCGGGTTCCTTACTGATGGAAACCAGCCCAGCCGGACCCGCGATCTTGTGGTGAGGGGTGGTGGCACGAACAGTACGCAGAATCGCTTCAGCGTTACCTTCTATGTCGTCCGCTTCCTCACGCACCGACCGCTTAACACCCGGCAAAGACAACACAATGTCATTACACTCAAGGTCAATCTCGACACGCGCCATTAGAACCTCTTAATCGTGTAAGTGACATGCGCTGTGCGCGGCGAACTGTTATAGATGAACGCATCACCAAACACAGCCCACCGTTTACCACGCCACTCAATCTGGGCCTGAGCATTCACCAAACACTGATGCTCACGCGGAAGGCGCAAAGAATAAATCTTCTCACCCTCATAGCCCTCGTTGTCCTGCTCCGCACGCCTACCCGACGTACCAGACATACCTACAGGCTGAATCCGCGCCCTAGCCGGGTAACCCACCGCAGAAGGACGGGTCTTGATATTGCCGTCCTCATCGGTGACAGCTTCCTCAGGGAAAATGGTGATGTTGTCAGTCCATGAATCCAACAGGCTCATACGGTCACCAAATCTGCCGTGTCCAGTCGATCACCCTGTAATTGCGGCGAACTTCCTCTATATCTCTGCGCCACAAAGAACGCGGGGTAGTCGGAGGGGCATACGTCGCAGAATCAACCTGCGCGTAAGGGCGAAGCGTGAAAAACCGATCCGAAGTGACTCCCAGAATTGCCCACTCGTCATCGGTGATTTCCAACTTGCCCGAAATAATGTCCTTCTGAAGCGTGTACGTGTAGTCGCCGTCAGTTTCGGAGTAATACCCCTCGGGGTTCCTAGCGAGCCTAAGCACCGCGTCGGACTCAACCTGAACAACGTCTTCAACATTCACATACCCTGCGTCGATCTGTTCATCAAGATCGGGGATACGCCGGCGAATCATCCGCTCCACGTCCTCAAGACGTGTATTAACCAGTGCGGCTTCCTCGCAGGAAAGTTCACGGCCCCAACGGACAGCAACATCTTCAGCAGTCGCGTATGCCATGACTAACCCTTCTTGACTGGTGCTTTCCTAGTGGTCTTCTTCGGGGCTGGCACAACAGCCTCACCGGTAACCGCCTCAGCAGCTACAGGGGTCACCGTGAACGTCACCGTCTTACGGGTAGCCGGGTCACCAGACCCGTCACCGTAAATGTCCTCAAGAGAACAGTTGTAGGTGGCAGTGCCGGGGAACACCTTCTGAAAAGTGCGCCCGGTGTAACCGTTCAGGCTAGGAACCTCAACGCAACTGAACAGGAACGACTCATCACCGTCAGGGTCATCCACAACACCCTTGATAGCGGTGAAGTTCACCGTCGAAAGGGTGCCGTAAACGATATCCACACCCGTCAAAACCACAGGCGCTTCCGGCATCGGCTCAGGCTCCTGCGGTCCCCACGGCGGCACGAACGGCGGCTTCACAAGAGAATTACCCTCTTGCCAATCCGCACCCAAACCATCGGCCTGTTCCTGCGACACATACGCCAAGCCGTAATTAACTTTGTTCTGAACTTGAACCACGCCAATCCTTCCTTGGTAGGGGACGGCTGACCCCTAAGTGAAGTCAGCCGTCCTCCTTAACCTCACTTAGAAGCAGCGGCCTTCGGGACAGCGCCCTTGTTCAGCTTCACAAACGCAGTCGGGTCATTGACGAGGGCGGCGAACTCAGCCTCCACACGCACAGCAACCAAGTTGTTCTGCCAGAGCGACACGATGCCAGAGCCGTCACCAGCAGCGGAGAGGTCCAGAGTGGCCTGATCCGACACGTCGTAGCTAAGACCACCGACCTGGCCCCAAATGATCTGGCTGAAGTCACCCATCACACCAACGGTGTCACCGTCAGCGACGTGATCCGAGATGTAAGTGGGGCGTCCCAGGACACGGCCCGAACGGAACGGGGCGTTGATATCCGTGTAGGTGGCCTCAATGAACAGCGGACGGCCAATCTGATCGACCGAACCATTCAGGATCGGCTCGGCCAGGTTGTCGAAAAGCGTCCCGGTCCATTTCTTGCCGTCATCCAGAAGAAGCTGCAAACCATTGTTAAGGGCTGCGTAGGCGTTGTCGCCCAGATCGACCTCTTTGTCGGTGTCAGCAACGCTGTTACCGAACGGGCCGTCGCCACCAAGAACAGCGGTGTCGAACGCCAGGGCGATAGCCTCAGCGACCTTGACCCTCATGGTGTTGAGGTAGTTCAGCGGGTTCGCACGCACAACCTCGGAGCTTGCCGCAAAGATCGTGGCAATCTTGTACGGGGCGATATCCTGCTTGGTGAAGTCGCCCTTGGTGACAGGCTTCTGCTCACCTTCAGCAACCCACTTAGCGGTAACATCACCGGACCAGTGAGGAATCCGAACCCCGGTAGGTCCCATCGGAATCTTACGGGCGATCTGCTGAACAATCGAGACCTTCTCGATTTCAGTGAAATAATCTTGTGAAACAACCGGGTCAAGGTAACCCGAAAACATCGGGTCCGTAGTCTTAGCAACGGTATCCGGAGTAACGTAACCAGCCATTTGGCTAACTCTCTTTCTTAGTTATTTGGCACCGACGATCCGGCGTACTGTTTCCAGCAGCGGATCACCGTTCAACGGCAACTGATTGCCCGTGCCCTGTGATGGATCAATCGGACGATCCTTCGGAGGATTCTTACCGATCAGCGACTTAACACGCGAAACACTCTCTGACACAGATTCCTCATCGGAACCCTGCACCAAAGACACAACATCCAAAGCGTCCTCAGTTGAAATGCCGGCAGACACAACCGCCTTCAACTTCAACAGTTCAAGCGCCCTGTCGGACAACTCGCCCTGCAACTTGCTGAACGCGGACTCCCGCTCAGACAACTTGGACTCGTAATCCTTGATGACCTCTGCTCGGGCAGCTTCAACCGCATTGTTTTTATCAGTGCGATATTTAGCGGCCTCATTCCGAAGCTCCTGCACATACTCCTTCGAGAAAACCTCGGGAGCGGCAGGCTTCGGGACCTCCTGGGCCGGGGCAGCGTCAGTAGTAACGGTTTCGTCGGACAATTTTTCCCTCCTGGGGATGTGAAAAGACCCATCAAGGGTCTGGCGGGACTTACTTAGGCAGCCTGTAGTGCTGCCCATTCCTGGGAACTGATAGCGCCGCTATCAAGCTTGCGGCGCAAAGCCAACATCACTTCTTCGTTGTAGGTGTACGGCTGACCCTTCTTCTTACCGGTCTTATGGACCCGGCCAGGATTAGCCTCAATGAACTCGTCAGCATCATCGGTAGCGTCATTCCACAACTCCAACGCACGCTCCTGGGCCTCTTTACCAACCCAGTTCTCAAGGTCATACACCGGCACAACCATGCAATCGCAACCGATATGCCACTTTTTCATCCACTCATCAGGGGGTGTCCCCCGTTTGATAGCGGCGACAGTGGTTTCGTTGTCGAACTTCGAGCCACCCGTCTTAGCCGACTTGTAAACCGGCTCACGCGAGATTAAAGCCAAACAGAAAGCGCATGTTTCGCGCCCTGTAGCAACCCTGGCCCAGCCCAGAACCGGGCGTTTGCCCGACTTCCGGAGAAAAGGTGACTTCTGCTTTTTCTCCTTCTTCACCTTTTCTTCAACAACATCGTCGTCCTCGACTGCGTGAATGATCTGCTTCCTGCCGGCGTTCTCAACCTCTTTCACGAACTGAAGTGAGAACTGGGCAACCACAGACTGCGGTGCGTTAGGTGCGGTGAACTTCTTACGAACCGGCTCCATGTTCTCCACGAACCACTCGAACTCGTAAGTCTCCAACGCCCTATCGTGGCGCGGTAGCTCAGGATGAAACTCTGACCGCTGGCCGTCATAAAACTCTCGGGCCAGCACAGCCGAACGCTCCCTGAACGTCTGCACAGTCGGATACGTCAACTGCAACAAACGAATCCACTCCACAGCAGAAATCGCTGGGGCCACGAACAAAGCGGCGAACTGGGCGGCATACGAGGCGGCAGCCGCAGAAATAGCAGCCTGAAGAACCGCGTACTGCTCAGGTGTCACCCAGCCACCACCCCCTCATCAGGGGCAGACGGCACAGCCCTCGGAGGGCCATACAACTGGGTCAACTGGCCCATAGGGTTATCTTCCTCATCCCACGCACGCATTTCCTCACGCTGAGTAATCGAATACCCAAGGTCGATACGGGCCTGCTCCTTCGGGATGATCCCCATGCCATTAGCGAACAACTTCGCAGCAGCATCAGCCTTAGCCGCATACGTCGGAGTAGACGGGTCACGCCACACCGTTTCCATGCGGAACATGTCAGGTGGAATCTCGTCACCCTTCATGGC